CACGCCGAGCCTGCGGACAATCCTTCCGATGTGCCCAGAGGACTGCCGAGTGGCGGCATGGGTGAAGCCGTTCGCGGTGTTCAAGCCCAACGTCACGGTGGCCTACGCATGGGAGCCGGTGATATTCCGGGGCGGCAGGCCGCGACCGCGAACGATGCCGACCGTGCGGGATTGGGTGTCGGAGTGCATCACTCTGAAGAAGGGATGCCCAGGGGCGAAGCCGGAAGGGTTCACGCTCTGGCTGCTCGACCTACTGAACGTCGAGCTGCAGGACGAGTTCGTGGATATGTTTCCTGGCAGCGGGATGGTTACGGATGCGGTCGAGCGGTGGCGCCGGTCGCCACGGTTGCCGCTTCAATACGCATAACACGGAAGATCAACGGCGGCGAGCGAACGACATGACTACACCGCAAGACACTGGCGAGCCGTCCGTTGCATCGCTTGGTTCTAAGCCGCTCACATTCGGGTCGCTTTTCGCAGGCATCGGAGGCTTCGACCTTGGACTTGAACGAGCAGGAATGCGTTGTGAGTGGCAAGTCGAAATCGACCCATACGCCAGAGCCGTGCTTGCCAAGCACTGGCCCGACGTGCGACGGCACGAAGACGTGCGGACGTTCCCGCCGCCGGAAGGCGAGTGGGGCGTCGATGTCATCTGCGGCGGCTTCCCCTGCCAGGACATCAGCGGAGCAGGGACGAAGCGAGGACTTGCTGGCGAGCGGAGCGGACTGTGGAGCGAGTTCGCAAGGATCATTGGCGAACTACGACCACGATTCGTCATTGTGGAAAACGTCTCAGCGTTGCTTATTCGAGGAATGGGAACAGTTCTCGGAGACTTGGCCTCGCTCGGGTATGACGCGGAATGGCACTGCATACCGGCTGCCGCAGTTGGTGCCCCTCAGTTCCGCGACCGGGTTTGGATTGTTGCCCACCCTTGTGGCTGGCGACTCTCGAGGCGGGCGGAACGGGACGGCCAAGGGCAGATCATTGAGCGACGGGATGACATTGACCGACTGGCTGTGGGTCAACGTCGGGCGAGGGACGGTAGATCCTGGCTCCGCAGAGCAGATGATGGGATTCCCAATCGGGTGGACCGTCTGCGATGCCTCGGCAACGCGGTCGTCCCGCAGATCGTCGAAGTCATCGGGCGAGCAATAGTTGAGGCGGCGTAGGCTTAGAACGACAAGGATCAGGAGCGGCGAACGATGAACATTGACAACATCAACCGGGACGCCGAGCCGTCTCCTGCATCCGCTGGTTCTGTGTCCATCGGTGAGGCGCAGTGCATGGGGTACGACGAGTGGTATTGCAATTGGTATCGTTGCCCCAAGTGTGAAGCGGAACATATCGCCCGCTCGTTTCGTTACTGCCCCGACTGCGGCGTGCAACTTCAATGGCAGGCGCATCAGCCGCCAGGCCCGTGACCACAGAACCAGTGTTTATGCGGACCCGCGTAGCAGCGGCCGGTGCTGCATAACACGCCGCCGATTCGCGCCGCACGGCCGCGAGACGCTGACCGCCGCTGCTATCAGGGTCCGCATAACACGCCTGGAGAGACCTGAGTGAGTGCCCACCTGATCGCCCTGACCGGCTGCATCTACGCCTACGTCTGCCTCGAGCAGCTTTGGCGTGGCAACGTGCCGATGGCCGTGGCGTACGCGGGCTACGCCTTCGCGAATATTGGCCTGTGGGCGATGGCGACGAGGTGATCCGGCGGTCGTCCATGCCCTCGTAAAATGGGGGTAAGGAGACACGCCATGCCCCGCTACCTGGATGACGAGTTCTGGGACGAGGTCGAGGCGGAGCTTTCCGCAGCCGATAGCGCAGGCTTCATCGATTTCATCGACGGGCCGATCGGCTACTGAACACTGGTACACTGGTGGTAGGGATGCGGCAGCATCCCGCACCAGGAGCCTCCAGTGGCCGACAACTCCGACGTGATCGACGCGATCGCAGCGAATCTCGCCCAGCCCCGGCGTGCCCGCACCGACGCCGGCGAAGTCGAGCAGCACGAGCTTGACCGCCAAGTGGCCGCCGCTGAGTTCGTGTTGAAGGCCCGGCAGACGCAAGCCTCGGGCTCGCCCTTCGCGAGCCTGCGGCTTGCTCAGTGCCGCTACCCCGGAGCGAGCTGATGGGGTTTCTCTCCCGCATCATGGGCGGTGGTGCCAGCCGGTCGAGTCTCCAGCAGACGATCGACACGCAGCAGGCTGCCATCTCCACGCTCGTGCGGGCGAAGTACGACGCGGCACAGACGAACGATCTGAACCGCAACCACTGGTCCCGGGCGGATCACCTGTCCGCCGATGCCAGCCTGCAGCCGCACGTCCGCCAGACGCTCCGCAACCGGGCTCGCTACGAGCTGCGAAATAACTCCTACGCCGCCGGCATCGCCTCTACCTGGAGCAACGATCTCGTCGGCACCGGCCCCCGACTGCAACTTGATCTCGGCCCCGACGTGTCCGCGGAAGCAGTGCGGACGATCGAGATCGCCATCGCAGATTGGGCCGACGCCATCGACCTCGCCCGCAAACTGCGGATCGCTAAGACCTCCAAGATTTCCGACGGCGAAGTGTTCGGGCTCAAGACAAACAACTCCAAGCTCCGCGGCGTGCAGCTCGACCTCAAACTCGTTGAGGCCGATCAAGTCATTTCGCCGGTCGGCTACCTCACTGAGAACGACGTTGACGGCGTACGGTTCGACGACGACGGCAACGTCACCGACTACTGGGTGGCGAAGTCGCACCCTGGCTCGCTGCTGCCAGGATTCACGCTGGACGGCCAGTGGATCGAGTCGGAGTATGTCTGCCACTGGTATCACGCCACCCGCCCCGGCCAGCACCGCGGCGTGCCAGAGATCGCCCCGTCGCTGGAGCTGTTTGCTTTGCTGCGGCGTTACACGCTGGCGGTGGTGACGGCCGCCGAGACGGCGGCATCGTTCGCCGCGATTCTGAAAACGACCATGCCGGCGGATGGGTCCGGTGCCGCGAGTCTCTCCACGCTCGAGACGATGCCGATCGTCCGCGGGATGGCAATCGCCGCCCCCGACGGGTGGGAACCCGTCCAGATGCGGGCCGAGCACCCGACCTCGTCGCACGACGCATTTGTGCGTCGGATGCTCAACGAGATCGCCCGGTCGCTGGATATGCCGTACATCGTCGCCGCAATGGATTCGTCGACCGCGAACTACTCCTCGATGCGTGGCGACTACCTCGTCTACCGCAAGCGGATCGCCGTCGAGCGGTCGGACATGGAACGGGTGTTCCTCGACCCGCTGCTTATGTCGTGGCTCGACGAGGCTGTGACCGCCGACATCCTCCCGCGTGGTCTGCCGCCGTTCGCGACGTGGAACTGGACGTGGGTGTGGGACGGATTTGAACATGTGGACCCATTGAATGAGGCCGACGCCGACGCGGCGATGGTCTCCAGCAATATGTCGTCGCTCGCCGAGGTGTGTGCCAAGCGTGGCCGCGATTGGCGGGTCGTGCTGCGGCAACGGGCTGTCGAGAAGTCGATGGAGCGTGAACTGGGCGTTGACGCCCAGCAGTCGCCAATGGCTGCCGAGGACGACGAAGACGGCATCGAGGCCGCCGACGGCTACCGGCCGCCGCAAGCCGCTCGCGACGCTGCCCGCCGCGGTCTTGAGCTGCGACGCGAGTACGGGCGTGGCGGCACCGCGATCGGCGTGGCTCGTGCCCGTGACATCGCCAATGGACGATCCCTCTCGCTCGACACGATCGGTCGGATGGTGAGTTACTTCGCACGCCACGAAGTTGACAAGCAAGGCCAAGGGTGGTCGGAGGGCGAGGACGGCTACCCGTCGGCCGGCAAGATTGCGTGGCTGTTGTGGGGCGGTGACGCCGGCCGTTCGTGGGCCAAGGGTGTCTACCAGCGAGAAACCGAGGACGCCGACGCATGAACAACCGCATCGAACTATCAGCAACCCTCAACGTGCAAGCGGCCGACGAGGCCGCGACGCCGACGTTTGAGTTGGTGGCCTACACCGGGGCGTCGATCCGCCAGGGCTGGTCGAGAAACCCGCTGGTGGTCGACCTCGCACAGATCGACGCTTCGCGTCCGATCCCGATTCTCTACGCCCACGGCAAGGAAATGCCCTTGCTCGATTCAGTGATCGGCCGAAGTCTGGAAGCGACGAACGACGGCAACCAACTCATGCTCCGCGGCGAACTGATCCGCGGGACGCCGGCCGGCGACAAGCTGATCGCTCTCGCGAAGGCCGGGGTGCCGCTGCAAGCGTCCATCGGTGCCGACGTGGGCTCAATCGAAAACATCGCCGCGGGAGCGGTCGTGGCCGTCAACGGTCGCGAGTTCTCCGGCCCCATCAGTGTTGCTCGCGGAGCGGTCCTCCGCGAAACGAGTGTGGTCTTGTTCGGTGCGGACG